ACTTTAGATCAAGATGATACAGATCAAGAGTTTATACGATTTGACGGAACAAGTGGATCAGATCAAACAAAAAGTATTACCACAGATACAAGTGTAGGATCGCTAACAGGTCATATTCGTGTCAATATAAACGGCACAGATTACTGGATACCATTCTATGCCACTAACTAAACTACAAATTGCCCCAGGCATAGATAAGCAAAACACCGAATACGGTGCAGAAGGTAGGTGGGTAGACGGTGACAACGTTCGTTTTCGTTACGGTCAACCAGAAAAAATAGGTGGTTGGGAAAAAGTAACAAGCGATGCGTTGCTTGGTGCAACACGTGCCATTCTTACTTACTCAGATCTTAAAGGTGTAAACTATGCAGTCTATGGTACAAACAAAAAACTGTATGCATATTCAGAGGGTAGTTATGCTGACATCACGCCAACACGTGCAACAGGCACAGGCAACATCACACAATTTGAAACAACAAATGGGTCTACCACTGTTACGGTGACTGATTCTAGTCACGGTGCTTTAATAGGTGATTTTGTGACGATTGCTAGTGTAAGTGGTGCTGTAGGTGGTATATCAGCAGCTAATTTACAAGGTGAGTTTGAAATACAAACAGTTCCAAACGCTAATACTTATACAATAGTTGCAGGCGCTGCAGCTAGTTCTGATGCAACTGGCGCTACAGCAAACGCTACATATCAAATAAATACTGGTTTACCTACATCCATATATGGATATGGATGGGGTGCTGGCACATGGAACGCATCAACTTGGAATACATCTCGTGAAGGCCTAACAGGCGCTGATGGCGTTTTGTTACAATCTGGTAAATGGGCTTTGGATAGCTGGGGCGAAGATGTATTAGCACAACAGTTTGATGGTAGTCTTTATTATTGGGATACATCAAGTGGGTTGTCCAGCAACTTAGCGGCAAGAACAAATGTTAGTGGTGCACCTACAAAATCTAGATTTATGTTAGTATCTGGTGATGACAGGCATGTAATTTGTTTTGGTACAGAAACAACAATAGGCACATCTTCTACACAGGACAATATGTTTATACGTTTTTCAGATCAAGAAGATCCAGCAACATGGACACCAACTGCTACTAACACAGCTGGTTCACAAAGACTAACGGATGGTAATCAAATCAATACAGCTGTTAGATCTAGGGGTGCAATACTTATTTACACTGATACAGCTTTGTATCAAATGCAATTTATTGGTCCACCATTTACGTTTGGTTTTAAACAACTAGGTTCTAATTGTGGTGCTGTTGGTATACACAGTGCGGTGGATGTTAATGGTATCGCGTATTGGATGGGCAACGATTCTTTCTTCTTATTTGATGGTGCAGTGAAAAAAATACCTTGCAGTGTGCAAGATTATGTGTTTGATGACATTAATAACAATGCATTAGGCGATGTATTTTGTGCAGTCAATTCTGATTTTAATGAAGTTATATGGTTTTACCCATCAAAAAATTCTACACAAATAGATAGAAACGTAACGTACAACTACGCAGAAAATATATGGTACATAGGTACATTAGCGCGTAGCTCTTGGGCTGATCGTGGTGTGTATTCTAATCCATACGCAGCAGAGTTTGACAGTAGTGATACAACTGCTACAATATCTACAATAAATGGTGTAAAAGAAGGTAGAACTTTTGTTTATTTACATGAAGAAGGTGTTAATGATGATGGTGCAGCCATGAATTGTCATATTGAATCTGGTGATATTGATATTGCAGATGGTGATAATTTTATGTCTATATCTAGATTTATACCTGATTTTAAAAATCAAGTTGGGGAAGTGGATGTAACAATAAAATCACGTGCTTATCCAGCGACAACACAAAAAACACACGGACCTTTTGCCATGTCAACTAGCACAACTAAAAAAGACACACGTATACGAGGCAGACAACTTGCACTGCGTGTATCTAGTGATGCTGTTGATGATAAATGGCGTTATGGCACACTTAGATTTGATGCTAAACCAGATGGCATGCGAGGTGGATAATGACTAAAATAACAGTACCACTATTACCACAAGCAAGAGAAGAGTATGATCAAACTCAAATGGCACAATTAATACAAACTTTGGATCAATTAATATTTGCACTTAATAACACTTATACCTCTGAGCCACTTCGCAATGATGACGAGGCAATAACATGGTTTTTATCGTAAATGGCTAACGTATACACAAATTATAAAGCAGTGTTGTCATCAACAAACTTGACAACTTTGTATACTGTACCGTCAGAAACAACAGCTATTATAAAGTCTGTGCGTGTGGCTAATGTTGATGCTTCTAACAACTGTGAAGTGTCATTGTATTTAGTAGACAGTGGTGCTACAAGCTATACGTTACAGTTAAGTAGAGATGTAGAAAGCAAAACAACACAAGAATTGCTAGCTGCAGGTAATTTAAGCCAGTCTTCTGCCGATTCTTCAGCAGCTGCTCCTGTGCCTTTGGTGGCTAAGGAGTCTGAAATAATCAAGATACAGGCAGAAAACGCTAATGATTTACATGTCGTTTTGAGTGTGTTAGAGATAAGTTAACTATTGCAATAAGGAGAGAAAATGGCTATAAAAGACGATATTACCGTGAAAGCAGGAAGCACGATTCCTGTGATAGATGTGGAAACAGTCACAACTATAAAGCACGCGACAACAGGGAAAGTCTATGCCAATGAAAAAGAAGCAGATGATGATGTCAGTAACCCTGAAACCAGCACAACAAAAGAAGATATAGTAAAAGATGTGGCAATCAAAGTTAACAAACTGCCAGACATATTCGGAGGTAGCTCGTAGTGGCACTTAGAAGACCAAGAACAGAGAGATCATATCCAACACCTATTACAAATTTTGATGATCGTAATAGAGAACGCTACATAGCAAGATCAGGTGGTATTGGTTCTATAGCACCTAATCCAATGGCAGGCACGATAGTAGATTATGCTTTGGGTAAAGGTGGTCGAATGGCACCTAGCTATGATGCTCCTATAGGAGGAGTTTTACAAAGAGATTTAATGATTCCTGAAGTAGAAAGAGTTCCTGAGTATAGAGAGACTCTTGATGAATCTTTGACACCAATAGGTTTATTTGGACCAGGACCAGGTTTAGGTGATCCAACAGGAGAAGGTGGTATAATACAAAGGTTTGGTGAAATGCTAGGTCTTATAGATCCAATAGATCCAGAGAATGAAGGTTTACCAATGGATGAGTTTCAAGAATACGATCCAAATAATCCTAACATGTTCATGTTACCTGAAGGTATGGATCTTGATGATATGCCTATGGAAGATATTATAAAACAAATGCAAGAACCACGAATAGAGGCTAGCGCAGACACTTACACATTACCAAATTTATTACAAATGATAGAAGATGCAAGAGATGCAGGCAATGAAGATGAACTAGAATTATTAACAAACGACTTGGAACTATTATATCCAGGTGCTACAATGACAATATAATATGGGATTTTTTGATAAAGCAATAAAGAATATAGTTAAGAAGGCAAAACCAATATTACCTGTTGCAGCAATGTTTGCTGCACCATACCTTGCACCAAAACTAGGTGGATTTTTAGCAGCTGGTGGCAAAGGTGCGGGTCTTGGTAGTTTACTTAGTGGTTATGGCACAAAATTTGGTGCAATGCCAATGTTACTCAAAGCACCAGTCACGTCTGGTTTAACAAGTTATGGTTTAGCAAAACTTTTAGGACAAAAAAATCCTGAACGTGCAGCATTATATTCTGCACTAACAGCTGTACCGTTTTCTTTTATGAAAGCAAATGCAATGGCTAATCAACTAGGTGGTAATGTAAGTGCAATGGATTTACTCACAGCGCCAGGTGGACAACCGATTACACAAACAATACCACGATTTGGTGTAGAGGGTAATATGAAAGGTTTACCTTTAAACGTTATGCCTAAAGTTCAACGACTTGGTGAAACTACTAGAACATTATCACCAGGCATGAGCCTTACAGATTTATTTACTAAACAACAAGCTGGAAAAACTTTCTTAGGCACGCCTTTTGCAAAGGGTGATTTTGATATAATGTCTGGATTGCCTTTACTTGCAGGTATTACGGGTGGTATGCCAACTGACGATCAAACACGTGAGATGATGCGTCGAAGAGAAAAAGAAAGAATGAAACAATTGTATGAAGATATGACTAATCCTTATTATAGTTACGTGCCTAGTGAATTTAAGTTTACGCCTTACGAAGCAGGCGGCGAGGTCAGTGGCCCAGGTGGTCCAAAAGATGATGCAATAAATGCGAAATTAAGTGATGGAGAATTTGTTATGACAGCAAAGGCTGTTGAAAACTTTGGTAACGGTAGTAGGATGCAGGGTGCGAAGAAGATGTATAAAATGATGAACGCGCTTGATCCTGAGTCTGAAAAACCTTCGGAAGCCATGGTATAGTAAATGGATTGGAGATTTTTCGAAGAGAAAGATCTTCATTGGATTCAAAAAGTAAGCAAAGACTTTTTACAAGAATCTCACTGGGGGAATGAAGTAGAGATAAACGAAGAAAAAGTTAAAAACTATTTCTTCGCGGCAATGAACAAAGCAAACATGTTTGGTATCATTGCTACAAAAAAGGAAGAACCAATAGGTTTCATGATAGGATGCATATTGGAGTTTCCTTATAGTAAAGATACTTTTAGTAGACAATTGGAACTATACGTAGTTCCAGAGGAGCGAGGTAAAATGACTGGTATACAACTAATGAAAAAGTTTGTAGATTGGTCAGAGATGAATAAAGTGAAAGAGGTAATATTAAGTGTCTCTGAACAAGTAGGCAGTTTTGATAAAGTTGCAAAACGTTTAGGGATGGAAAAAATTGGAACAAATTATAGGAGAGTATTTTGAGTATACCAGGATTATCAGACGGAAGCGATCCATCAGGAACTCAGTTTCAAACGACGTTTCAACGTGAAGCACCGCAGATTGAAGCGCGTAAACTGCAGCTCATGGATACAGCGTCAGGATTTGCAAAAGATCCTGTAGGCATTCCGACACAAGAAGTTGTAGATTTTGAAGGTTTGCAACAACAAGCTTTTGATAGAACACAAGCAGGTCTTGGCACGTTTCAACCATACTTAGACAGAGCAACTACAGAACTATTAGGCAGCACAGCTGCTTACGATCCTATGTCATACCAGGCATACATGAATCCGTATCAAGATGAAGTTATAGCTGGTATAGAACAACAATTTCAAAAATTACAAAATCAAGCCGACGCACAAGCGGTTGGATCTGGTGCCTTTGGTGGCGCTAGACAAGGTGTACAAAGAGCAGAATTAGGTAGACAAGAAGCACAAGCTGTTGGTCAAGCACAAGCACAAAACTTTCAACAAGCACAGCAAATGGCACAACAAAATTTTCAAAATCAAATGCAAAGACAAGCACAAGCATCGCAAGGTCTTGGAGCACTCGGCGCACAACAACAAGCATTGCAACAGGGGGATATTGCATCTGCTATGTCAGCTGGTTCAGTACAGCAACAACGTGCACAACAAATACAAGACGCACAGTATCGTCAAAAAATACAACAGCTTTATGAGCCGTTTCAACGTCTTGGTTTTGTTAGTGACATTTATCAAGGCATGCCATCTAGTGGCATGGCTACAACCATGGGCACTTCACCAACGGTCAACCCATTAGCACAAGCTGTAGGTACTGGTATTCAAGGATTGGCTGCATACGAAGCATTAAAAGGTTAGGGTCTTATGGTTAGTGCAATACTAAGACCTTTATTTCAAAGAACAGCTAGAGGTTTCAATACACCACAGGGTAGAATGTTTACCCTTGGCACTGGACCTTTAATGGTCGATTCAATCACAGACACAGGCAACATTACACCAGCAGATTTTCAAGATGATGTAACAGCTGATATAAGTACAGAAATAAACGTTACATCAAAAGATCCTGCACCACAAGGCCCTGTAGATACAGGTGGACCAACGATAGATAAACAAGTAGAATCAACAGTTGAAGAACAAAAGAATGAACAGGCCAACACATCTAACCAAGGTGCTGGTGTAGAGACAGATAATTTTCAATCAAACGATGTACAAAATGATGCAGCTATTGCAAACTACATAGACAATGACAGTGTACAAAGAATAAACAATTACAAAGATGTCATTAGACAATTCATAGGTGATTCGTCTGGTGATAAACTACAAAAAGTTGCATTGTTAATGCAGATAGGATCTTCACTAATGTCAGGTAGAACAGATCAACCAGGCCTTAGAGGTTTCTTTGATGTAGTAGGACAAACAGGTCAACAGACTGCACCTTTATTATTTGAAATGGGTGTAGAAAAAGCAAAAGCTGATCGTGAGATAGGAGCTGCTGCATTAGATTTATATTTTGAAAACTTAGAAGACATGCAAGACAGAAGTGGTCCATATGTCATGGTATATCAAAATTACAAAACAGAAGACGATGGTAGTTTGTCTTTAGATGCAACAGGTCAACCAATCAAATTAGAAAAACCACTCAAAGTATTAACAGTAAAAAGAACAAGTCCGGAAGAAAGTAAATTTTATGGATTCAACCAAGCGTATGGTTTTGATGTATTTAGTTTTGTTGAAGCTGGTGAAGGACAAGATGCTTTTGGATTAAACTATGCTGATCAAATAAATGTAAAAGGTGATGCATCTTCTGATGCACAAGTGCAATATGCAACATATGTTAAACGTGGATTGATACCATTAGCAAACGAAATTATACCTCTTATTATTGAAAGACCAGACTT